CGTAGGGCTCGGGTTCAGGAGTGCCGGGGCGGAACTGGACGGTGTAGGGGATGCCGGCCGCCATGAAGGTGGCGTGCATGTCGTCGAGTTCTTCCTCGTGGCAGTAGTCGGACAGGATGGCGCTGTTGAAGAGGTAGCGCTCAGCCCAATCCGTGGTGGAGGAGGGGAGGTCTGGGAGAACCGTGCAGAGAGGGTTCATGGGTGGTTGTGCGGTGGGGTCGCCCCCGTGATCACGAGAATAGGCTAGCCAACGCTAGGCGTCAAGGGTGGCTAGCGATTGGGTGCCGGGATTCCGATGGAGCCGCATGCTCCTGCCCTGATTCCCCTTGCGGGTGTTGTATTCGGGCCATCCCGGCTGGATAAGAGTGCCACGGGATGGGGCGCTGGTGGACTAGCGGCGGCTGATTAGCGGCCTAGAAGGGGCGAAAGCGCGCGGTGTACTGCTCGCAGACATCCAGCCAGGCCTGCAGGCATTCGTCAGCGCTGTGGGTTTGGATGACGAGGCTGCCGGGCCTGGACCAGAGCGTGAGGCAGCGGGAGATCAGCAGCTGGTAGTGGTCGCCGATCATCTCCACACCAGCACCGAGTTGCGGGCGGGTGTCGTAGGGGGTGGAGCGCTCAGAGCTTTGGGTTTTCAGATCGGCGATGCCGTAGGTGCCATCCGCGAAGCGGATCACGAGGTCGGCGGTGCCAGCGACGTTGCGGCGCAGGCTGTAGGCCATGACTTCAGCGCCGATCACGCTGATGCGATCCCAGAGTTCGTGGGCGAGGAGCGGTTTGATCCAGGCGCCGTAGTCACCATGGGGCGCTGGAGACAGGTTCGGCGGTGGATTGGGGTTGAAGCGCTGGTGCGCCATCACCTCTAGGGCCTTGTGGATCGTGTTGCCCCGTGGCTCCCAGGTCGCCTTGGTGGCCATGATCGCCGCCAGTTGCTCGGGGGTCTTGGTCACCGCTGAGATCAGGCTGGTGACTGACACGGGGAACTGGTGGCCACTGGAGAGGCGGTATGTCCAGGTTTCTTGGTCCCTCGTTAGCCCTAGTGGCTGCAGCCACGTCGAAGTCGCGGGGGCTGATCGGTTGGACGGCTTCGCCGGTGTTGGCGGCGCGGAGCGGGTTGGCATAGGGCGTAGGTGGCTCGTAGGTGGGGGAGAAGAAGCTGGAGCGGCGGGCTTCGATTAGCTGCCGTTCGTAGTCAGGGCTTGGCAGGTCCAGCATTTCCAAGGTCCAATGGCCGGCATTGATGCCGCGCTGCAGCAGGGCCTGCACGCTGCTGAGATCAAAGGCTGGGCGCATCAGCGCACCCTCCAGATCGGTTGGCGGCGGGCGTGGCTGCGGAGGCTGGTGCTCTTGCCGAGGCGGCCGGTGTCGATCAGGATCCCGGCCTTGACCAGCTGATTGGTCAAGCTGCCCCAGGCGTTGTGGTGATGGGGGCGGATGCCGACCTCTTCGCAGACGCGGCGGAACTCCTCAGCCAGGCACTCGGTGCCAGAGAGGCGCTGCTGGATGACGGCCTTGGCCTGCTCTATGAACTCCGGGCCGGCATGGGCGCCGACCGTGGCGATGGCGTGATCCTTGGCAGCCTCGCTAGCGCTAGCGGAGAAGTCAAACAAGGGGCCGAGGCTACTCATTGAGGATCGCCTCCTGTTGCCATAGAAAACGATTTTCAGGCTTGGTCGGGTTCGGATACTTTTGATCCGCAACTGAAGAAGCAATGTCCATTAGCTCAACGAACCTTGACTCACCAACAATTCCCTTAACAAGTTCATAAAAGACCTTTCTCTTTTCGCTTTCCCAAGCGCGGATCATTTTGTCGTGGGCCGATTGCTCGGCTTCACCCTTTCGCCTATTTCCAAGCTCCCTTGACAGGTAGCCATAAAAAGCCTTGACAAAGGCATACTTTTGCTTGATTTTTATAGAGCACAGCAACGGATCTGAATCCTGAACAATTGCCTGAATTTCCAGAAGCTCTTTATGGCACTCAAGGATCAAGTCTTTAAGAACTGGCCCAGGAAGTCCGGCTACATCTGAAACAAAGTATTTCTTGTGCTGCTTTGCGCTTGTAAAAAAGACTTCCCGACGTCTTTGCGCCACCTTGGTGTTCACCATGCCACCTCCTGCAGCAGGGGGTTGGTGACGGCGGGCTCCGGTGGCAGCACCACCTGGCCGGGCACCGGCTGCGGGTTGAACACATGCGGGCGCTGCATCCGCTCCGGCAGGTCGGCCTTGAGGCCCCACTCCACGTTGGCGCGGCCGTTCTCATTGCGGAAGACGTAGTTGAGCAGCTGCAGGTCCAGCGGCACGTCCTCCGGTGGGTCTGGATCCAAGCGGCGCTGGCCGGCGGCATAGAGCCACACCTCACGGGTCAGCTCCTGCTTGGCCTTCTCGGGGAAGGTCATCCACGCCAACGCCATGGCGGTGGAGTCCCATGGCTTGAAGCGGGGCAGCGTGCGGCTCAAGGCCTGCAGCACGTCCGCGAACTCCTGTTCGGTGATCATGCGGCCTCCTGCGTGGTGGAGAACATGGCGAGGAACTTCTCGCGCTCAATGCGGTCACGGGTGATCGAGTCCACGTAGCCGCTCGGCTGCCCTGAGCTAGCCCTAGCCGCAGGTGGCTCGAAAACATCGCCCCAGCCGCTCGCTATGGCCCGCTCAAGGGCCTCGCGCCGCTGCTCAGGTGTCCACCCACGCAACTTGGTGCAAACGCGCCTCCAGACGCCTTCTGAGCGCACCCCCTTCTTGACCGCCCACCATTCGGGCAACAGCTGCTGGCAATCGAGCAGGTCAGCCGGCACCAGATCGGCGCTGATCGCTTTGGCCTTGTAGGGATCGGCCTCGCACGCGCGCGCACGCGTCTTGGTTTTATTGGTTTTGGCTGTTAATTCTTCTTCTATAGAAGAAGAATAAAAAGTAGAGGGAGACCCGGCTGCGCTCGGTTCTCCCAGAGTAATGGACGTGTCAAGCGTTTTGGAGGCCGACTGCTCGATCAGCAGGCTGCAGAACGCAGGCACCGACAGAGCTTTGGGCTTGTATTTCAAGATGTGGTCGTGCAGCTCTGGTGAAAGCCGCAGCTCAATGCGTGGCACGGTGTTTCCCGGTGTTAATCGGCATTTCCCGGCGTTTTGCCGGTATTCACCGGCGTTTGCCGGTGCGTCCGCAGAAACTAGCGGTCGCTAGCCGGTGATGCAAGGGTGCTGCGCGCTAGTCATCGAGTCCCTTGCGACCCGCAGCAGGACTGCTGCACTGCGCCACAAAAAAGGCCCCTTGCGGGGCCGGTGGCTCAGGCCTGGCGTGGCCATTTCTTCTCAATCGGTGGATCGCCCTGCATGGCGTCTAACGCCACCTCCAGCAGATGCGCGGCCAAGTTGCTGGTGGAGCGGCCTTGCTCGTCGCTGCGGCTGAGCAGGTGCTCAGCAACGGCGTGCGAGACGGTGATGGTGATGCGTTTCGGCCGACGCGACACCAAGTGAAGGGAAGCGGTCATGGCAGGTGGATGTGTAAATCGCTAGTCGTCGCAAAACGGGACTAGCGCGAAGCACAACCATAGACTGCGCTAGCGGGAAGCAACTGCCGAGATGCAGATCTGCTGCGCGTCAAGACAGCAAAAAGCCCTAGGGGCGTTACTCCCTAGGGCCAGTGGCACTTCGGTTGACGCTGCCGCTCAGATCAGCTCGCGGGCATCCTCCAGCGCCCGAAAGGCCTGATCGAGGTGCCAGCGGAAGCGGCTCAGAGGCTCCTCCAGCACCGCCGGTAGGTCGTAGTAGCTCCGGGCGTCTTGCAGGCACACGCAGGCCTCACGCACGCCGGCCCCCAGGTTTTCATGGGCTTGGCCATAGCTGCTGAGCAGCTCCTGCAAAGTGCTGGGCGTGATCGGCTGAGCGGTCAGGTCTGAGAACGCAGTAGTCATGCGGCTTTTCGGCTGTGGTCAAAGGCAAAGACGCTTTGGCGCGGCTAAGCCTGTAACCACAGAATAGCCTGGAGCGAAGTCAAGCCATGACGACGGCGATTTACGCCCGCGTCAGCACCGAAAGCGACGACCAGGCCCACGCCTTAGAGCAGCAGCTCAGCCGCTTGCGCGACCACGCCGAGAAGCTCGGGGAGCCGGTGGTGGAGTTTGTCGATGTGGCCTCCGGCACCCGCGACGACCGGCCGCAGCTAAAGCGCTTGCTGGAGTGCTGCAGCCAGGGCCTGCTCAACGCGGTGCTCTGCACGCGCATGGATCGCATGAGCCGCTCCACGGTGCATGGCGGCAAGCTGCTGCGCCTGTTCAACCAAGACAGCTGGCCGAACCTGATCTGCCTCGATCAGTCGATTGATCTCTCCACGGCGATGGGGCGGTTCTACGCCAACTTGCTGATGGGCATGGCGCAGATGGAATCGGAGCTGATCGGAGAGCGCGTGCATCACGGCCAGGTGTATGCGCGCAAGCAGCTCAAGCCCCAGGCGGGCAAACCACCGTTTGGCTACCGCTACACCGAGGGAAAGCTGAACTATGAGCTGGATCCCAAGACGGCGCCGATGGCGCGGCAGATCGTCGAGCAGTTCCTAGCCAGCGGCAGCCTGCGCGATGCCTTTGACTATCAATACAAGGAATGCGGGAAGGCCTTTCGCAGCTTGGAAGGCCTGCGGCGCTGGCTACTGAATCCAGCGATTGCCGGCAGCCGCGTGTACGGCACCTTCCGCTGGAAGCTCGATGCCGATGGCAACAAGAGCCGCCTGCTGAACAAACCGGGCGAGGTGGAGGAGATCCACCCGTATGCGCATGAAGGGTTGGTGAGCCACGAGGAGCAGGTGGAGATCCAACAGGTGATGCAGTCGCTGCGGGTGCGCTCCACCACCCCAATTCGCAAACGGCGCAGCCGGGTGCTGACCGGTTTGGTGTTTTGCGGCCATTGCGGCGGGTTAATGCACTACCACCAACCGCGCCAGCCAGGCCCGATCTATCTGCGCTGCACCCATGAGGTGTGCCCAATCCGTCCGCACAAGGGGATCCAGGAAGAGACCGTCCTGCAGGCGGTGCTGCAGCGGTTGTGGGAGAAGCGGGAACTGCTGGCCTACGGCGGTGTGGTGGATGAGTTGCGGCTCAAGCAGCAGCTCAGCCCCGAGATCAAGCAGCTCCAGGGGCAGATCAATGACCTGCGGCTGCTGGAGGATGCGGACCTAGCCGAGGTGATCCAGAGGAAAGAGGAGCGCTTGAGCACGCTGCTGCAGGAGTGCGTGAGCGATGGCGGCAGCCGGTTCACCCTGTCGGATGCGGTCAAGGCGCTGGATCAACCGCAGGTGTGGGCGGACATGACCAAGACACCGGAGCAGACGCGGCGGCTGCTGTCGCAGTGGGTAGATCGGGTGGTAGTGAGCGATGGAGTGGTGCAGCAGGTGCGGCTAAGGGCCGGGGAGGCCGCTGCCCATCCTTAGGGTTAGGCTAGCCGCTAGCGAAGCTCAGTCCTTGGATCACGACCGCTACAGCCATCCGCCGCTAGCCGCTCGCCAGCGCTTTGGCCGCACCCTCACCGCGTGGTGCAACCGCAACGGTTGGATTCACAGCACCTTGCATGAGTGGGGCGAGCAGGCCGGCTTTCCGGCGGTGCGGGATTCCAGCTTCAACAAGCTGCAAAACGCCAAGACCGATCAGCCGCAGCCGCTCACCTTCATCCAGCTGGCGCTTGCCAATGCGCGGGTGGCCGAAGGGGACTACAGCGGCGTGAGCGACCGGCGCCTGAAGGATCGGCTCAAGGATTCGCAGCCGATCACCGACGCCCACGGCCGGCCATGGCGAGCCACGGAGTTCTTCTCGCATTTCATCGGCGAACTGGAGCCGCCGGAGTGGTTGCAGCAACCGGAGCCGTTGACGGAGGAGGCCGCCAAGGCGCTGAGCGCCGAGCATCAGGGCCGCTTTGAGGCGATTGCCAAGGAGAAGCAGCTGAGCCCGGCCGTGGCATGGAAGGAGCTGGAGCAGCACTGCCAAGGCCTGACCAATGCCCAGCGCGATCTACTGCGCAACGTGCTCAGCGGCTGGCACCAATGGACGCCGAGCGAGTGGGAGGCGATCACGATCAACGGCTCCGATCCGGTTGCCGATGCACTAGCGGCGATGGGACAAGGACTTGACCCCTAGCGTTGGCTAGCCTAGGATGCAAGGGTGCTGCAGCGACGCGGCACCCGATAACCCCGCATCCATGACCGACTTCCCGCAACTTGGTGGGGTCATCTCTCCTGATGACATCTCCACCAAGGGCAGCGGCTCCTATGCCGCTGACTATGTGAACTGGGCGAAGATCGCCCACCTGCTGCACGTTCACGCCCCCGGCTGGCAGTTCACCCTCAGCGCCGCCCCGGATGGCGGCCATGTGTGGCGTGCCCCTGATGGCTCCGGTTATGTCGTTGGCTACTTCGCCAATGGCGATCAGGTGACGCCGGACTTCCCGCAGGCGTGCATGGACAACCGCAACAACCCGATTCCGTTCGAGCGGATCACGGCGCGGACACTGACCGACACGCACCGCCGCTGCCTTTGCACGGCGGCTGCCTTCACCTTTGGCCTCGGCTATGAGCTGTGGGCACGCGTGGAGGTGGAGAACCCGATGCGCGAGGAGGCCGCCCCTGCCGTGCCTGCAGCGGCTAGCGCTAGCAAGCCACCGACCAAGAAGGCGGCATCGCCGAACCCCGAAAAGCTGAGCGCTGCTGAGGTGCAGGAGCTGGTGCAGGCCGTGCTCAAGGTGAGCGAGGAGCGCCGCGCGCAGATCGTGCTGGCCTTTCAAGAGCGGTTCAGCCTGCCGCCTGACAAGAAGGCCGCCGACTACATCAAGACCGCCGCGCACCGCGACTTCCTGATGGAGCAGCTTCATGCCGTTGCCGCCTGATGAGCACATCCGACTTGCTCACGCGCATGTATGCGATGCCATCCGATCTATTGAATCGGCGGGAGCAGACCTTTATGCAGAAGCTGCATTTAATGCACGGCTCACGTACTTCGGCAACCACTGCGCGAAGCGCGTCCTCCTCCAGCGCATCCGCGCCGATCTCCAGCTCCTGCAGCGATCCGTATCTGCACCGGGTTTATTGGCTGCTGAGGAATAACCAAGGCGCCTACCTTGCTGGCCTGTGCGGCAGTTCGCTGGAATGGGCGCAATCCGCGAATGCGGTGCCGGCGGACTACCGCTTTTGCACGCATGAACGGGTGAAATCGTGCTGGCTTCAACTGCGCAGTTTCATTGCCATGCAGGATGAAGGCTTAGCGATTGCCCCTGTTGATTTCTATGCCCATCGCCACACGCCCTACCTCTGGTGCGCCCTTGATGACTAGCACTAGTGA